TCAGATTTTTTCGGAAGACGGAGAAGACCGCGTGTGGATTGAGACCGGGTATGAGCCGTTACGCACCAATGGCACAGTAACACTTTTGAAAGTGAAACTGGTGACGGGAAAGACGCATCAGATTCGCGGACATCTGGCATCTTTGGGACATCCGCTTTTGGGGGATGTGAAATACGGTGCAGCAAAGAGAGCGGATATGAAACATTATTTTTTGCATGCGGAAACATTGTGTTTTCCTGAAAATATGGGAGAACTTAAAAATCTTTCAGGCAGGGTAGTGACGGCAAAAGAGCCGGTTTACTTTGCGAAAATGATTAATAAACAATTTGGAAAGTGAGGAAAAAACATGAAACGTGCAGTGATTTTATTTGCAGAAGGATATGAAACCGTGGAGGCACTTTTAGTCGTTGATTTACTGCGCCGTGGCGGTGTGGAAGTGACGATGGCTTCTATTACAGAAGATGAATTTGTGAGAAGCTCACATGGTGTCAATGTTGAAATGGACGCTGTTTTGGGAGAAGTGGACGTACTTGATTATGACGCCATCATTCTTCCGGGAGGAATGCCGGGAACCATTAATTTGGGCGAAAGTGATGCAGTTAGAAAGGCAATTCTTGCCATGAATGATGCCGGAAAAATTGTTGCAGCCGTGTGTGCGGCACCTGGAGTTCTTGGTAAATATGGTTTGCTAGAAGGAAAGACGGCATGCAGTTTCCCGCAGCATGAAAAGAATTTGATTGGTGCAACGGTAGTTCGTGAGCCGGTCGTTGTTGACGGTAATATTGTGACAAGCCGTGGTCTTGGAACAACGATGGATTTTGGCTTAAAATTATTGGAGCTGCTTGAGGGAAAAGAAAAGTCAGACGAAATTGCACATAAAACTGTGTACCGGGAGAAAAATTAATGGCAACCTGGAATTCAAGAGGGCTCCGCGGTTCTTTTTTGGAAGAACTTGTAAATATGACAAATGACAAATACCGCTCGCAGAAACTGGCACTTGTACAGAAGGTGCCAACGCCGATTAAACCGATTACGATAGACCAGACAACAAGACATATTACGCTTGCTTACTTTGAACAGAAAAGTACGGTGGATTACATCGGGGTTGTTCAGGGGATTCCGATATGTTTTGATGCGAAGGAATGTGCGACTGATCGGTTTCCGCTTGCGAATGTGCATGAACATCAGATTCGCTTTATGAAAGAGTTTGAGGAGCAGGACGGCATTGCATTTTTATTGATTTATTTCAAAGCAAAAGATACCTTTATGTATCTGCCGTATGCAAAGTTAGATAGATTTTGGAGACGGATGGAAGAGGGCGGAGCAAAGCATTTCAAATATGAAGAATTAGATCCTGCATATGAAATTTCGACCTATTCCGGAACATTTGTCCATTATTTAGAACAGATACAAATGGATTTAGAACAAAGAGACAGCCGCTAAGCAATTTTATCAGCAAAGCGGCTGTCCTCTTTTATTTCGCATTTAGGCTGCGATTATTTCATGCTCTCTTCCTGTTTCTTAATCATCTGACGAACCATCTCGCCACCTTTGAAATTTGAAATGTTCAAAATGGCGAAAATGCGTTGTTTTCGGTACATATAGGATTTTTAACTTTCGCATAAATATCTATAAATAACTATATTTTTTAGGAAAATGGTGTATAAATGGTGTAAATAATTTAATACATTGTTTTACACTTAACAAAGTACGTGATTGTAAGAAAAGAGCATTGTTTCCAATAATACATATGAATAAATTTTGAATGATTTCTGACGGTTTATCCGTCTTTTTTTGGTGTAAGTTTTAATTGTAAGGAGTGATTGATATGTTCAAAGACGAGATTCTTGAAATGATTTTTAGCGAAAAAGAAATGCAGAAAATACCTATTGGAACGCAGGCTACAGCCGTTAGCGTGTTTGAAAATGTTATTGGTAAAATAAGAAAGGAGAATCCGGATGCAAAATTATCAGAACTTTTATCCGATGAATAATGGATATGTTCAAAATCCATACGCAGAAAGAATGAACTTTTTGCAAAACTGTCAGCAGAACTTACAACCGCCTATGCAGAACTCTCAAATGCAGGCAACATCACAACAGACAAGTTTTATTGGAAAAGTTGTTGATAGCATTGACGTTGTAAAAGCAACAGACATTCCGATGGATGGGAATATATATTATTTTCCAAAAGCAGACGGAACGGAAATATTCGGAAAACAATGGCTTGCAAATGGAAGAACTCATATTTTGACTTTTAAGCCAGTTTTAGATACAGAACCTAACAATCCGACACAGGACAACACAAAAAGCAAAATAGGCATATCAGAAGAGGTTACAGAAGTAATTATGAAAAGATTCGATGAGTTGGAAAACAAAATCTCTAACTTGGAATCGTCTTTAACTAAAACTTCGACTAAGTCTTCGACTAGAAGCACTAAATCTTCGACTACGACTAAAAAGGAGAGTGATACAGATGCTTAATCCAATTAGTTTTATGAAAGCAATGAGAAATCCACAGAAATTTTTAGAAGAAATTACAAAAAGCAATGAAGTTATGAGTAACCCTATGGCAAAAAATGCTATTGAGATGTATAGAAATGGAGATTCAAAAGGATTACAGGAATTTGCAGAAAACGTCTGCAAAGAAAAAGGAACCACACCGGATGAAATAAGAAAATCAATTATGCAAAGATGCAATTTACGTTAGTACATTTTGGGTTGTGCGCTTAAAACTAGTTTCCCATTTGTAAATAAAACAATGGAGGTAAACAAAATGTTTAACGGAAATTCACCTAGTCTTGCCGATATTGCGGCAGTGACAGGAAACAACAAAGACGGCTGGGGCGATGGAAACGGCTGGTGGGTCTTGATTATCTTGTTTGCTATTTTTGGCGGATGGGGTAATGGATTTGGCGGCGGTTACGGCAACGGTGGTGACAGAGCATCCGTTCCTTGTGCTACACAGGCAGATGTTAGAGCCGCAGTGGACCAGCAAACGCTTATTAGCAAACTCGACCAGCAGACATACGGACTGGCAGACAGTAACTATGCGCTGAACAACACAATCAACAGCAATTTCAGAACTCTTGATAACTCAATCTGTACGCTTGGTTTTCAGAACCAGCAGGGATTCAATGACGTATCTCATCAGATTTCCGACTGCTGCTGTGCAACAAGAGAAGCTATTCAGGGCGTGAATTACAACATTTCAACGCAGACAAACGCACTCCAGAACTCTATGTGCAACAATACAAGAGATATTATCGACAATCAGAACGCAAACACAAGAAGCATCCTTGACTTCCTTGTAAACGACAAGCTGGCAACATTACAGGCCGAAAATCAGACACTTAAGTCTGCTCTTTCAAAAGAAGAGCTTGTGAAAGAACTTCGACCTACTGCCGTACCAGCTTACATCACTTGCTCACCTTACCAGTCCGCTTATGGAGTAGGTCTTAACAACGGTTGCGGTTGTTGCTAATATGCAGAAGAATCAAAACAGAATATCAGAAAAACTCGCCGAACTAGGCTGATTATTACTCTATGGGATAGGTCTATGGCTTATCCCATATTGATTTTTAGGAGGTAGATTATGAGTAATTGTAAAAACGTATGCAGACTTTGCAAGAAATTGATTATAAGTCAGGCAGTAAATTTTACTGCCGGTACTGGTCTTGTTATCCAAATCCCGGAAGGAAGTTATAACGATGGTTCAAAATATTGCATTGTTGTGGCGCAGAACATTCCGGCAGAAACAACAATCTCTGCTCCGGTATATATCCAGATTGGAACTGGTACGGTACTTTACCCACTGACAAAATGTGATTGTACGCAGGCAACGGCTTGTAGTATAAGAACAAGAACAAAATACAGTACAAGAGTTGAAACCACGTCAAATAGCGGGGTTTTCAAATTGCTTGGAAGAATTGCTTGCGCCCCAGACAACAGATTAAATGCAATAAACGGTGACGGAACTATTGTTACAACCGGTGGAGGTGATTGAGATGGATATTAAAAGAATGCATTGTATGATTGAAAAACTTTCCGAATGTGCCAAAAGCGAAATGGAATCTGGAATCGAAAATGTTGATACTTGCGAAATGGGAAAAGTAGTAGACATGATGAAAGATTTGTCGGAAGCAATGTACTACAGAACCTTGACAAAGGCAATGGATGAATCAACATCGGAAGAAACGCTTGAAATGTTTGAGCGTTACGGAGACGGAAGAAGATTTTATGACAAATACCGATACGCTGACGGAAGATTTGCTCCGAAAGGACGTGGAACGTACCGTAGAGGATATGACGAACCATACTACCATATGACACCGGAAATGTACCGGGAACATGACCCGGAATGGTATAGAGATATGGATAAAAACAGAGACGGTCTTATGTATTACACTGATACCGGGATGGATAAAAACATGAAGATGAGAGATTCCAGAGAGGGCAGGAGCGGAATGAGCCGTATGTCGTACATGGAATCAAAAGAAATGCACAAAGCAGATACACCAGAAGATAAAAAAGCCAATATGAAATCGTTAGAAACCTA